ATTAGGTACTATTGTAAAACCCCTTTTTGTCATATCCCTGCTAGACCTATATGGCAAATTTTGGGTAATCACAACCCCCAATTTACCTGGAACAAAAGCAGAACAAATACTTAATAAAAATAATAATATTTCTTGCTATACAATACAAATAGTGTACAAGATAAGTATGAAAGCAAATCAAGATAAACAAAACGAAAGGAAGACAATGATAGAAAGCAAAGTACAAGCTAAAGAAGATAAATGCCAAATAAATCAATTAACTGATTTATATGTTAAATGGTGTGAAAAAAACAATATCAATAATCCAACAAGTGCAGATGAAGTAGTATTAAGAGAAGAACTTTCTGACATACAAAGAGAATGGTTAGAAAAATTTATTGCATCTTGGGATATGGCTATGGATGTAGATAGATACATTTATGATCAAAATAAAAAACTAAAGGAGGTGTCATAATGATAACAACAAATATGATAATTATTGAAAACGAATTAGGTAAATTTGCTTTTACCTATGACAATAAAAATGATTTAGTTTATCAACAATTTGAAAAGAATAACCAAATATACTTTTCAAGCGATCCAAATGAGGGAGGTAATTTGTCTGATGATTGGGAAATAGTAGATATGCCAAGACTAGATAAAAGTTACATTCCTATGGTTAATCAAGCAATAAACAAATTAAAGGGGGAATAATGTTATTACACTCAATAATTGAAACGATACCATTAATAATAATCTTTGGCTTTTGGGCTTGGATTATACTAGGGGAGGAAAAATAATGATAAATCAAACTATATATAAAATTAAAAAAGGTGCAAATCTATCAAGAGTAAAGGAAGTTAATGGCAAACTTTTCTCTGATAATATTAAAGCACCTAAAACTTTAACTTTATATAATAAACACTTGTCTGAAGATTTCTATGATGAACAAATAGACTTAGAGTTTTGGGAGTTTAAACATAAAACTTACGGAACTTTTATTGTAGATTCATTAGATTTAACAATAACAGAAAGGAAAATATGAATAATTTAAAAATAAAAGCTAAAGAATTAAGAAAATATATAAAAATTCTTAATCATTGGGGTGATGCAAGTGTTTATCAAGGTATGGAAGAAGATTATAATGATAAAGAACTTGTTAAAAAGTTTGGTAATTTTCTTAAAACTCCAACTTATATTATTAATAAAAAAAAGGGTTTGATATGAAAAAAAAATGTAGATTTTGTAAAGACAAAACTGAAGATTATAAAAAAATTAATAAAATTAAAGTTTTTTTGTGCAGTACAAATTGTGAGATAAATTATGTATTGAAAAGGTTTTTACATAAAAATTATAAATATGATAACAATCAAGGTAATGTAAGTTTTATTTTACCTAAAATAGGTGGTAGGTCAAAAAGTTTGAAAGGATGGTTGGAGTGAAAACAATAACAACAACATTAAGAGCAGAATACGATAGTTTGCCAAATGAAGTAAAAGAAAAGATAAGCTATGGCGACTATTGTAATGACCAAAATATTAAAAGATTTATTGAAACAGCAAAAAGTATAGCCATAGGCAGAATGGAAATAGCTATACAAAGAAAGAAAGGAAATTTCAGAAATTAAGGTAATCTATATGATAGAAGCAATAATAGTTTTAGAAGTGATTGCGTTAGTTATTTACTTAAATAAATAATTAACACTTTAAATCAGCTATAGGTCTAAGTTCTTTTATATCCACTCTATAAGCAGGGGGTCTATTCGGATAGCCAAAATTAGTAAGCCTGTTCGGTTCTTCCATAGTAAATGGATACCAACCTATTAAACTAAACTCAAAATTACCCTCATCAATAACAAGGACATATTTAGCTTTTTTTTCATTAGGTCTTATTAAGAGAAAGTTATTAGGTTTTCTTTTCTGTGATCTTATTTCAATGCCTTTTTGCATATCGGTGTCAGTATATCTTGAATATTTATCAGAGTAAGATCCGTTAAAGTATTGATTTTGTGATTTAGCAAAAGCCAACTCTGCACAAGCACCCATAATTCCTAGTGATAAAGTCTTTTCATCTGATCCTTTATAGCCATAAGAGAAGCTCTTACCCATTTTAAGGTTTTCTATAAATCTTCTTGTAGCAACATCTGCTGCCATTTGTATTTCAAAAGGTTCTAGTTTTATTTTCATCTGTTGAATATAGTTCTCCAAGTCCAGGATCTTAACATAGATATTACAGTAAATATAATGGCTATATTAAAACTGTCTAAAAGTGTTGGGTGTAAGTCAAAAAAAGGAAAAATATATAATTGAATTAATGTAGATAATAACAATCCACTTCCAACATCAATTATAGTTTCTATTAAGTTTCTAAAATTCGTCTTTTTCTTCATTATTAAATTCTTTCTGTTCATCTGATTCTTTTTTATCTAAATATTTACCTACATTATCAATTTTCTTTTTCCATATTTTTAAAGAATAGCAATCAGCACAAAGTCTTTTACTACCTAATTCTAATAATCCAGGCATACAACATTGGCTGCACTCTTTAACTTTCTCTCCCATTTCCCTTTTCCAACTGTAAATCATCAATATAAATCATTTAAAAATTTTCTAAGTCTAGGGTTTTGCTTAAATAAAGTATAAAACTCTTCGGCAAGTATGGCTGTTTTTTCTTCCCCTATCTTAATAATTTCTTTCTTATTAGTTACGGCTATAATGTGCCAAAGCTCATGGAATATAGTTTTAGCTAAAATTTTATTGTTTAGATCGTTTCTAATGTGAAGTGTAAAGTGATTAGGATCATAGACAGCAAAACAATCATCTAATTTACACCAATAAACTTTAATCTTTTTATTTTTATATTTAATCTGATGAATTTTCTGCATCTACTATTGCTTTCCCTATTTCATAAGCTATTTGTGGCACAATACTATTACCTAATGCTTTTATTCTGTTGGATCTACCTTTGTCCAATTCATAGGATACCCCATCAGGAACTCCACAAAGTTCGGATTGAGTTTGCCACCAAGTTTTGGTTTGTTTAGATAAAGCATCGCATCTGACAGCTTTGCTCCGAATGTGTTGTTCGGTTTGTTTTTCTTTCGGAGAATAAAAGCTCCAGATTTGGTTTGTTCTACTCTCTTGCTCTGTTCCCCTCCCTCTTCGCAATCTACTGTTGGAGTTGGAAACATCCTTACTGCTACTGTTAATGGTGTTCCCCCTTGTTTGTATTTCTTCGTTCTCTCTGATGCTGAGTCTTGAGTTGGTGTTGGATAAGTTACATCCGATAATCCAAACTCTCTTTCTTTGATGCCAAGCACCGATGCCTGAAGCTGGAATAATAAGACATTGGACTTGGAAACCTTCTTTTTCCAAATCTTTTTGTATCTGTTGCAAGACTTCACCATTGGAGATGTTAACAATCCCTTCAACATTTTCTCCAACAAACCATTTTGGTTTTGTTTCGGCAACAACTCTAATAGTTTCATCCCAAAGGTAACGATCATCGTCTTGTCCCCTTCGTTTTCCTGCAACTGAGAATGGTTGGCAGGGAAATCCTCCTGAAACAATGTCGGCTGTGTATCTTTGTCCTTTAACATTTCTTATATCCTCCTCTATAGGTATATTTTTAAAATTTTTATTTAATACTTTTTGGCAAAATTTATCCTTTTCTACAAATCCAATGGTTTTGATTCGTTTTGTAGCTTCCATACCTAGTGAAAAACCACCAATACCACTAAATAAATCTAATAATTTAAGCATTAATGATTTGTTTATAATTGTTTATATAATAATTGCAAATTATTTGTATAGGGTATTGACATAGTTTGTATATTTTAATAAAACAAATCAATGCTGATGAAAATCGGAAAAGAATGGAAAGGGATAGAAGAGGGGGGTTGCTTCTCTGCAACACACTTATCTCCCTCTCAAATTAATAAGCCAGTTGATCAATGGTTTTACGACTATTGTGTTCTTAACGCAGAACAGAGAAAAAAACTCCCCCCTAATATGAAGATGATTTTTGGTGGAATAGTAGGAACTGCTATCCAAGATATGATTGTTCATAAATTAACAGTAAAAGAAGTAATGAAAGGCAAAAAGTGAAATCAATATTAATAGGTATAATGTTTTTAATTTTAGTTGGTTGCAGCCACTCAGTTAAGATTGGCAAAAAATGTACTCCAGGTCATCAAGAATGGAGTTATGTTTGGATTGTAGAAAACAATGGCGACAACATAAGTAAAGAAAACTGTAAGAAAGGTAAGTAATGGCAGATCTAGGATATAACCCAATAAAAATGGAGCTAGAGCATTTAAAAAGAGATTTAGATGAAGCTAGAAGAATAAACCAAACTCATCAAATGATGAATGGTAAGTTACACTTAGAAATCAATAACCTTAAATTTAATGAAAAGAAATTAAAGAATAGAGTTATTGAATTAGAGAAAATAATCAAAGAAAAGGAAACCAATGAACCAAACAACACCCAAGACGAAGACGAAACCATCAACTAGAGAAGAAACCTCTAAAGGTTCTTTTAAAGAAAGATACGCTGAATGTATCAAGAATTTAAAAATTGTACCTACAGTAAGTATTAAAGGTAAAGCATATTCTACAGTTGCTGAAAGACATAGGCATTTAAAAAAATACTTTCCTGAGTCTAAGATAGATGAAGCATTATTATTCCATGATACGGAAAGAGTTATTATAAAAACAACTTTATATATAGCTGATCAACCTTATGCTTCCGGTCATGCAGAAGAATTTAGAAACGCATCTTTTATAAATAAAACAAGTGCAGTTGAGAATTGTGCTAGTTCAGCTTTAGGTAGATGTTTAGCTGCATTCGGATTACATGGTTCAGAATATGCAAGTGCAGATGAGTTAACAGTTGCTTTATTAAGTCAAGGTCAAAGCAAATCACAAGTTTCAATCAAAGATAAAATCAATCAACAAACGACAGAGACAAAGTTGAATAAACTTTATTCAGATTGGGAAAAGGAAAATGACACAATCAAGGAGTCATTTAAAAGTAAACAGAAAAGCATAAAAACTAATGGAGGACAAAATGCAAAAAACTGGTAAAGAAAAAGATTGGGTATTATTTCCTTATGATCCCAACCATGAAATGTCTGTTAAGATAGATTTTTCAGGTAATATGAAATTAGCTAATGGAGTTAAAGGAACTATCTTAGCTAGTAAAGGAACTTCAAAAGATGGCAATACTAAGTTTGTTAGATTGTTTAAACAAGTAGGAGTTTTGTTTAAAGGTGATGAAGGCAAATTTACAGGAGATATAACTGATGTAGAAATTGGTGGTAAGAAAGCTCTTGTAGGTTGGTTAAATGATAAATCTGATAAACCAAATATTTCAGGTTATGCCAATGAACCTGGTGTTAAAGCACCTAATAAGGAAGAAAAATTATCATTCTAATGAATGTAATAGTCATCATAATGCACCTTGTTAATGGATCAGTAGCTGAAGCAACACTATCAGTTACTGCTCCAAAGGTATTTTGTAATGAAGCAATAAAACAAGTAGCCGTATTGAGTACAGAAAAAAGCACAATAACTTATAAAGGTAATAGAGTTTTTCTTTATTACTGCAAAGATAAAAAAGGAAACAATGTCAGATAAAATTACACACTTAAATAAATTAACTAAAGAATTAGAAAAATTATTAAACGATAAACAAGCTCAGTATGGAAGTTTTGATAACACTTCTTTTGCTATGAAAGGTATTCTGGAGGGTATTTTAGCTGCACATAATGGATATAAAGTAAGAGTTCCTAACAATATTTTTGGTTGCTTTATGCAGTTTGTTAAGATTTGGAGAACAATTAGTAACCCAACATATAAAAAAGATACTTACGATGATGTTAATGGTTATAACGAATTAAATAGAAGATTAAAAATAAAGGAAATGGAAAATGACAAATAAAGTACCCATGACACCAGTAATGTTAAAACTATTGAATTTTATTAGAAAATATGTCAAAAAGAACAAATACTATCCAACATTTCAAGAAATGACGGATGGTTTAAATTATAGATCTAAAAATTCTATAACAGTATTGGTAGATAGATTAGTAAAAAGAAACGAACTTAAAAAGCTAAATGGTTACAGGAGGAACATTGAACTCAACGACTAATAAGACTTTTAAAATATTATCAATTTTAAAAAAGTGTAGAGAAAAAGGTAAGTACGACTTAGCTATAAAACTAATCAATAAATACAATATTAATAAAAGAAAACTTCAAGAAAACTATTATGATTAAAGTTGAAAAAACAAGTTTAATAGAAATGAATGTTGAATTTAAAGAAATTTTTGATGGTGCTACAATAGAAGAAGCTACACAAAAAGCACACAATCAGAAATCGCCTAAAGATGACGCAAAAGTAAATATCGCAAGTCAGCGTTTCCTTAGTGCGAAAATTAAACCGACAAGCGATATAAAAAATGACAGTAGAACCAAAACAACTCAAGGATCTACAAGCAAGGGAGGAGAAGCTAGTGCAGAGAATGTATAAATATAAAACTTTATATTTAAAAAACAAAGCTAGACTTCCACAAGTTGCTGAAAAGATCATGGAGTTAAAACAGAAACAAACTAGAATAAGCACATAGTTCTAGTTTACAGTTAAAAGTTGTGTTTTAGGGTTAGGGTATCTTTGTCTTTAATGAAAGGAAACATGGAAAAGGAACAATTTAACGAAAGCGAAAAACAATTCTATCAAAGACTAGGTAAAGCATTAAGAGATGCAAGAAGAAGAGCAAACAAAAGTCAAAGTCAAGTAGCTCAATCTATTAATGTAACATTTCAACAAGTTCAAAAATATGAGAAAGCTACAAACTTTCCTAAAGAATATAGAACTATGAAAATGGTTGAGAGTCTAGGTAGAGATTATGAAACTTTTAAAAAAGAATATAATGTTTACACCGGTCAATAATAAATTAAATACTTTAATACCTGATCCTAAAGAGCTTGATGCTTTTAATCATTTTTCTACTATAGTTGAGAAGATGATTGCTAATGGTCATGCAGCACATCAAAGTATTCCAGGATATGATGAATGCAAACCTGAAATAGAATGCTTTAAAATCTTTGAGGGTATTAATATACCTGTTCATGGTTATGCAGACTTAAAAGGTAAAATGATTATTGAGGATAAATGTAAGTTTCCTAGAAGAGGAAGACCAAAGAAAGATGGAACAAGGTCTTGGCTAACAACTAAGCTACCTGAAACTTTACCAGAAACCAATCAGACTCAAGTAGATTTTTACTATTATGCTACTGGCTTACCTATTTATGTTTGTTATATTAATGAAGATACTTTCAAAGTTTTTCATAAGGACAACTGCGAAACTTTACAACCTGAAAGTATGATGTCTAGGTTAGAGTCTTTTAAACAGAAGTGTAAAGTTAGACAAAATCTTTTGAAAATTTCAGACAATCCTAAAGTAATTAAGGATTATATTCAACCTGATTTTAGTCATTTCTTTTGGAAAAATGATTTAGATCCTGATTATTTAGAAGACGCTAAGAAGTTTTGGCAAGGTTAATGCTTGGTGGCAATCAATGCTGTATGCAGTATTCCCCTGATTGCTACCTAGTATTTACCAATCATTAAAAGGAATAGTTTTTCTTTTTATATACTCATCAAAGCAACTCTCTTTACCCTCTGTATGAGTTTCGCAAAATAATTTCTTTTCAGC